TTCTCCTTCTAGGCTGCTAAATCTGTGACGCTAAGTTCTTCAGTAATCTTCCAAGCATTGCGCCACTCTCGTGTGCCGGGAAGCTGTTCCTTGCGGCAGATAACCATCTTAGGTTTGTTGCCATCATTCCAACTACGCCACACAGACTGTGGGCAGTCCTTCATAATCAAATACTCAATCGCCTGTTCTTCTGTCATCGCATCGACAGGCTTGGTGTTGTGCAATAGATAGCCACGAGTGTGCTTCGTAAAGCCCTCTTCAGCTTCGTCTTTTGCTAGTTCCCAATAAACTTCGACAGGTGGCAGGATACCACCCTGTAGCGCACACGCCATCCAGTTAGGGTCAGGAACCAATATCTTTGCACATTCATCAATGCTGTCCTCGTAGACGACCCGATAGTCTGACTGCACACCATCAAGGTTTTCTTTGGCCCAGCAGAGCCTGTCCCATAGATGTGTGCCTTGAAACTCTGGGGTCACTGTCATGCCATATCTCCAAATACAACAGAGCCGCCAATTGGCACATCAGCATCACCGGTGCTTGAAACATTGATGTAAGCTATTATGTGGCTAGTTGTTAAAACTGTTGAATCACCATCTGATGAATCAATGCCGTTTGCAGCACCACTATTGCTTGTGCCTCTCTGCATCCGTCCCATAACAACACAAGTGTAGTCGTTGTTAGAAAAGGCATTTGTGTGATTGATTGTGTATGTTCCGGTGTTGGTGTCGCCAATGCTAGACACGTTAAAGCTATCACGGGCAGTAATGCCGCTAGTGGTGCCGTCAAAGTTTGACCGCACCTTGCCAACCCCTTCAACAATATTATTGGTAGTGACCGAACCCGCAGTCGAGTGCGTCAGGGTATCTGCTTTGAGTGTACCGAATGCCATTATGCGAGGTCTCCGTGTGCTACAGCGTTAATCAAGCTGTCTTGAAAAGCACCAGCATCAGGGTCATAGATTTTTATTAACTGTGTACCTGCTGCTTTCGTAGACATAACAACATCGTGCTGATTGCCTGTGCCTTGTGAAGCTACAACGCTGTGATTTGCGCTTCCAAAATCATTGTTGAAATTTAATGTCTGCTGCCCAGCGGCTGTGTCTCCCAGCGAACTAATGTTAAACGAGTCACTAATGCTTGCACCATCTGCCGCTGTGAATGACCACGCCTTCGCAAGACCCTGCTGCAAGTTTGTGGTTGTGGAGTTGCCTTCACCCGTGACTGCGATAGAGCCAGCAGTGCTTGTACCAGTGAGCGTGTTTACAAGAATGGTACTCATGCGAGGTCTCCATCCACAGAGGTTGATACAAACTCTGCGTCTTTATCGCTGCCAGATAAATTAGATGCACGAAGTCTATAAGCCGTTGTTGTAGGGTCAGCACTGTCGTGAACCATTACAACATGAAAATCTAAGCTATTAGCCTTGCGGGATGCCATACCAACAATACTGTAGGTGGCCGCACCCATAGCAGAACTTATATTCATAGTCTGGTCGCCAAGAGCATTGTCGGTAACAGATGCTATATTAAAGCTGCTGTCCGTGACATTGTTGTTGAAGTCTCTACGAATATATACTTTTGCTGCCGCTTGCTTTGTCAGCGTAGCCGCACCGCCGCCGGTACTCTGGATGGTATCTGCCTTCAACGTACTCATAGCGTCACCAATGTCCCACCGCTTTCAACGGTCAGGGTCACGCCACTGGCTACAGTGAACGGGCCTGTCACGTTTGCGTTCTCAGTTGCAAGGATGGTTGTGTTTGCCGTAAGCGACTGTGCGTTGGTGCGGAACAGACCACCGGCCTTGAAGTTGCCTTTGTTCTCTGCGGGTGGCACAATCGTACCCGCTTGCGGTGCAAGATAGTTTACAAAGATATTGCCTGTGCCACTAGACGGGGCAGCAGTGAAGGTGAGTGTCGTACCGTCAGGGATTGTGTACGCAGAGGTATCCTGCACCACGCCGTCCACCGATACCAGCACGTCTTGCACAGAAGAGACTGTGGTGTTGAGGGTAAACGTAGTGTCACTGTTATCACCATTGAAACGCTGAACAGCTTTCGTGGCTTGATATTCGCCCGGAACTTTTTGACCTATGTATGGCATCTGTTATTCCTTACGTGCTGATTGCGTCAACTACAGAGACCCAAACATCTGCACTGCTTGCGGTATCACTCTGTACATTAAGTATATCGCCGGACTGCATTACAATCTTTGCACCACCGTCCAAGACCTGTAGGGCTGAACCTACCGGAATTGGCGCATCTTTAATAATGTAGTAGTCATCAGTGGCACCTGCGCCAGTGATGTACACATCCATTAAGATTTGGCTAGTTGTAACATTAGCGATATTGATACCAACAATTGCGTCGTCAGAGTTTGCAGTGCGTAGAACGACCTCGCTTGTCCCGACGTTACGTGCAATGTTTCTTTCAAAATCCTGTGCCATTACCTCTCCTTCATCACTGTATTATACAGCAATAATATTATCTAGTCAAGTCAAAGCGCAATCGCCATCGCGACTGCAAAACCGGCGGTGGTCGCGCCGATATCAGAGCGAACCTCTGATGCGGAGCGGCTCTCTAGACCGTTAGCTGTGAAACGAGCGAACTCGTCATCCGCCACAGAAGAACTGTCGATCTTGACCGCGTTGGTGTTCGAGATGCCAAATGTCAGGGATGCCTGTCCGCCGATGTCAGACAGCACCTCTGATGCAGAACGTCCCTCAATCGACGTACCATCGATACGAAGGAAGTCGTTGTCAGCAGCACCACTCGTAAACACTGCTACGTTGCCGTTGCTGATGCCGGTATCAGTTACCGCTGCAGTGCCGAGTCCGAGAGTCGTACGCTGTGCTGCTGCGTCAGCGTCGTCGAGCAGTGCCTTACCTGCCGCTGTCAGATCGTATGTCGCTGCAGAACCAGAACCTGTAAACTGGATGCCCTTGTTAGCAGCAGATGTCAGGCCAGCAAGTGCCTGTAGCTCTGTGTCGAGACGTGCGTTTGCAACGGTGCCGGACAACTGACTGGCATCGATAGTTTTGTTACTAAGTGTTTGAGAACCGGACAGCGTAGCTACAGTGCTGTCGATTGCAACAGTCAGAGTGTTGCCCGAGCCGGATGTGTCGATGCCGGTGCCACCAGCAATGTCGAGAGTTTCGCTGTCGAGGTCGATGCTAAGTGCGCCGCCGCTGTCACCCTGAAAATCGAGGTCGGATGCAGTCAGTTGCGCGTCTACATACGCCTTGATGGCTTTGGCCGATGCGAGGGTAGTATCTGTGCCAGCAACACTCGACAGGTCCGTGTCAAGGACACCCGACTTGAGGTTGTCCACTTCGAGATTCGACACTGTGTTGTTGTCAGCATCGAGTGTCTTGTTTGTCAGGGTCTTTGTGGTTGCGGCGAGGTACGTGTCGAAGGTATCAACTGTGGTCTGACGCATCGTGCCACCATCGTTGGTCACGATACCATCGCTACCCGCTACGGCTGTCGTACCTGCAGACGTACCGCCGTCCATCAGGTTAAGTTCTGCGGCAGTGGCAGTTACGTCCGTGCCACCGATGTCGAGGGTTGTCATCGACACTTCACCAGCGATAGTCAACACGCCCGATGCGAGGGTCATTAGGTCTGTGTCGTCGGTGTGTCCGATCGTTGCGCCGTTGATGTTGATGTTGTCGATGACGGCCTGTGTGATTGCGCTGTTCGTGCCGAGCGTTGCACCGTCGATAGAGCCACCGTCGATGTTAGCCGTGTCCGCAGCCAAGCTATCGATGTTAGCAGTGCCGTTTATGTGTAGGTCTTTGAACTGCTTACTTGACGAACCGAGATCGATATCGTTGTCAGTTGTCGGCTCGATTACGCCGTCCTTGAAGACAACCTGTTCTGTGGACGTACCCGATACGTCAACACTGACTTCAATCTGATTGTTGGGGTTGTCGACAACAACTTTGTTCTTCGGCGTAGTTTCGCCCGGATCACCGATGAGTCCAATGACCGGACCCTCTGCGGCAGTGCCATCGTGCTTGTGGCCGGTCGAGTTGTTGAACGCAGCAAGAACCTGATCGAATTCGTTGTTACTGTGTGCGGCGGTGATGGTATCGCCGTCAGAGTAAGACGACTGTCTAGTGTAACCTGCCATGTGTTATCTCCTCCCTCCCGGAGTAAATTCTAGTTGATAGCCCTTGACTGATATCGGAGGTGATCCTGCTGTATCGTCCAAGCGTACGGCTACTGTAAATCCTCCGCCCTCGACACTCTGTCGTACGAGGGGTGTGCCCGATGATCCGTACACCGCAGTGCCGTACGTTGATGCAGCTAGACCGTAGAGTGCAATTGCCGATCCAGTGGTCAGGTCATACTCTGCTGGCTGTGGAACATCTGCCGAATTGAAATCGTAGCGAATACGGAACTTAGAGTTGACTGTGCCATCGTTGTCATAGTTCCAGATGATGCGCTGCATCAGCTTGCGGATACCCGCATCCCCCATCGTGTAGTCGGGAGAGCGGTAAATTGCATTTATGTTTGTGCTGTCAAAAGTGTTGCCCGACTCTTGCTTGTGGATGTAGCCATCGTATCCGCCGTGCAAGATCGTTTCAACTCCGCTGATAAAACCAGATGCTGCACACGCTGGCTTGATACCCTTGAGGTCCGCATATTCCCAGCCCATGCCGCCTTCAACACCCGCCTTGATAACGCCTATGATACCAAGTGCTGCCGATGCCAATTGTGTATCTGCCGGAAAAAACAAACGGTATTGAGTTTTGTTTCGGATGACAAGAGATGATATACGATCAGTAGAAACGCCCTCAAGGCGGGGCTGTATCTGTTTCGACACAGTGCCAAGTTCAACGTCTCCGATCTTCTCTGTACCAGCAATCGTGCGAAGTCCATCTGGTGCAAGAAAGACGATGTCACCTGCAATTTCTTGTATACTAAAACCGTCGATACATCCGATGTTCCGTGTCACAGGAACGACAGCAAAGTCACTTAGGCTAGACCCCTGTATTCGGAAAATAGATTCTTTGCAGAATACAAATAAATTTTCCCGAAAGACTTTGAGACCTGTGATGATGCCGTCGACCTTAATTGATCCTGCACCACTACCACCTGTAAAATCATCCTCGTCAAACGGCACACTGAAGATAAGTTCCTGTGGGCTTGCAGACATACCTGCGTAGAATACGTGGCTTCGGAACACCTCCACAAACGCGGGGTCTGCCGGTCTGCCGCTGGCACTTACGTCTGTGATGCTACTGTTGTCGAAAACAGACGCTAAGTTAGCTCCGTCGACAAACACAACCTTGTCTGTGCCATTGAAGTTGAAGTTGACGAAGTTGTATCGTCCGGCACTTGTGCGGCCTGAATCTATCTCTGTCCACGATCCGGTTGCGCCACCCTTGAATACTTTAGTACCCCTCGCAGCGATAACCTGATCTTTGTAGATATGTACGCCAAGAACTTTTTCAGTAGATGCGCTGGTCTGTGGTACGATGTTAGAATTGAACTTGGCGAACCCGTTGATACGGCGATATCCACCGTTGATGTCAGGTTCAAAGTTTTGCAACTGTGTAGCTGCACCGGGGGGTAGGGTAAAGGCATCCTTATCAAGCACCAAACCGCCGCCTAACCTCACAACAAATGGACTGAGTAGTGAAGTATCTGGCATCAGACGGCCCTCATGTAATCCTTACGGTTGATCAGTTCGACACGCAATCGAAGCAGTCCTTCCTTGTAGTCACGCAACGCAAGCTGTGAAAACTGAACATCAGAGCGAAGCATATGAACGTAGTAACGAGCGCGATTGACGATGACATCGTGGAAACGCTCAGGTATGACAGACACGTCGGTGTTGTTCGCCAAGTCTGACGTGGTCTGATAGTAATAGTATCGTATGGTGTACGTAGCCTTGTCAGGCACGGGTGACAGGCCGATTTTCTGATCCGGAGTCTTGTATACGAACTCGGGCAATGCTCGTCCGCTTGTGTCCGGATTGGTATCCGCTTCGTTGCGGCGTTCGAGGTACTCGTTGAACGATAGGTACTTCAGTTGTTTTTCCGCCGTGGATGCGGACTCTTGTACAGTAAAACTATCATAGTCGACAGTCTTTGCATTTGATTCTCGGGAATACTCTGCTGTTCCCGCAGTAGTCGTAAAAGACTGATTAACAACAGTAAACGGCCACTCAACTTCGGAGTTGATAATGTCTCGCTGTGACTTGTTAATGAAGTCTTTGACTGACGTTTGGATACCGCGTGTCGAAGAAACTGTGGTAATCTCCACCTCATTGATCTCTCGTAACACAGCATTGATAAGTTCTAAGAATGTCATCTATCGTACCTTGCGATATGCGCGGGTCTTCTTTGCTATCTTCTTCGGTTGCCTAGCAACCTGCTTGCCCTTCTTCGTAGCCTTGCGCTTTGCGCGAGTCGTAGCAGCGTACTCCTTCGCGGAGAGCGCCTTAATAGCTTTTTCCGGTAGATATCTTTCCCCGGTAGCTTTCGGACCCTGTGTGGACGGCTTCCCACTTTTGGTGCGCCACTTCTGCTTAGTCCACGCTGTCAAAGAGCGTTGGCTCTTCTTCTTCGGCATCCTTCATCTCCATCGTGAGAGTAGCGAGTGCAGCCAGCTTGTCCTGCGCGTCACCCCATTTCGTAAGCGCCGCGTCCATCTCCTCCAACAAACCCGGATGTTCACCGATACCCACCGGCTTATCCAAGTAAACCCGGAATACAAATTCTGCATCTGCTATCTCCGCTTGGTACTTATGCCG